CCCCCCTAGCGGGGGGCGCAACGCAGTGCAACAACACCCATCATCGCAAGATGATGAAAGTCCAACCAGAGGGAGCTTTGATGTCTACACATGTGAGCCCGCTTGGCACTTAGCCGTCGCTCGAGAGAGTGGCGGCGTTCGCTGCCGAGCGGGAAGTTCAAGAGCACTTGGCGAATGGTTCCTCCGTATATCAAACCGGATGATACCGTCGTTAGTGGTTCTTTCTCACCTGTTGTAGAGAGTCAGATTACTGACTCGGAGGGCCACCCGTGGAAGGTTAGTAGTTCGCCTTCCTCAGGGGACGTTGGTGGAGAGTTTTATACTCAGAAACGGTACGCGGTAATCAATCCGCTTAAGGTTTCACTCCGCGAGGAGACCACCAACTCGTATGGGAACACCGAAATCGTTACTTATGACGGTGTCGCGTTCCCTGTTATGCCAGCAACCACGGCGTTTCCCCCAAGTGGTCAGAGCTCGAACTTTCAGCTCGACCAACTAGGGGCAACAGCGGTTGCTCGGTGTAAGCCCACAAACTCAGTTGCCGACGTTTCCGTCGCGATCGCAGAACTTCTGCGAGAGGGACTTCCCCACAAAGTGGGGCAGCTGTTCTGGAAGTCCAAGACCGACGTTGCCCGTAAGGGCGGGTCGGAGTACTTGAACCTACAGTTTGGCTGGGTGCCTATGATCAAAGAGGTGGAGAAATTCGCCTCAGCGGTCATAAGGGCCGATCAGTTGCTCACTCAGTACGAGAGAGACGCTGGTCGGATTGTCAGGAGACGTTACAACTTCCCATCAAAAAGGTCTGTGGTAACGGATGTGGTGGAGACCGGCGTAGCTGCGAAGCTACCGCCCGGAATTACTGCATTCACCAACACCTCAGACCTAGGGAGCGTGATTAGGACCCGTGAGACGGTCCAACGTCAGTGGTTCAGCGGCGCCTTCACCTACCACCTACCCCGCGGATACAATTCGCGGAAGGAGATGGAGCGTAAGGCACTGCTTGCCAATAAGGTACTTGGCATTGAGCTGACGCCACAAGTTCTGTGGAATCTCGCACCCTGGAGCTGGGCAGTCGATTGGTTTACCAACACGGGAGATGTTGTATCTAATCTCACCGATTGGGCCTTCGACGGCCTTGTAATGCGATATGGCTACATGATGGAACACACCATCGTTTCCGATAGCTATGTCTCCACCCGCGGGGGCCATCGCGGCCTCGCGGAGGGTGTCGCCGGCTTCACTCTCGTCACTGAGACTAAAGTGAGAAGGCGAGCAAACCCCTTTGGTTTTGGAGTTTCGTGGGACGGTTTGTCACCGTTCCAGCTCTCCATCGCTGCGGCTCTTGGTTTGTCTAAGAGCTGAAGACAGTTGTTGTACCTGTCGTTCAAACACCTAGACGGTAACCTGCCGTCTACGAAAAGGAGTACGCCTCATGTCGCTACCCGACCCACTGTCCATCACGATCGGAGGTACCACGACGTCACTGCCCCGCGTTTCCACGGGGGCAAACAAGTCGGAGTACCTCTCCGCTGACGGACTGTTGAAGGTCCTCGCGTCTCACGCATACAATGCGCGCAGAACGCGTAGGGTCATTCGGCTCGACCACTCGAAGGTCGCTGCCTCGCTGCTCGTGCCGTCCCAGAACGAGGTTTTCTCGTCGTCCATTTACATGGTCGTCGATCACCCCAAGTTTGGGTACACGAACGCGGAGCTGCTGGCCATCGAGGAGGGCTTCGACGCCTTCCTCGATGCGAGTACCAACCAGATCGTCACCAAGCTTCTCGGTGGCGAGTCCTGATGTTCAATCACAGGACCATGTGTGGCTGGAAGAACACCTTGTTCTTCCGGTCGTCTTGGAGCTAGGACATCCGTTCCCCTAGATGCATGAACACATCAGAGGACCGGGACCGACACTCCGAATCACCGCCACATGACGGTTGGAAGCGTTCGTCAGACAGCCCACGGAGAGTGGCCATCACCTTTACGGTGACAACCACTGTTCTATGGGCCATGCTGATAACGCTTGTCGGATTCATTTCGGACTCACGGATAGATATCGTGAGTCCGGACACGGGTTTGAAACCGTGCCCCCAAGACGTTCAGGGGATGAACTCGGGAAATCGCTTGCAGGCTAGGACGGTCAACCCACCATTAGGAGGGCAACCTGAAAAGCCTATTGTTACTCTGGAAGGAGCTGGCATTAGAAGTAGCCAGCTATTGTTGCACTAGCGCCGACCGTGACCTCAAAACTGTCACGGCGCGGTACGAAAATGAGGGTGACTCGTTCCTAACGATAACCCTTCCAAACTTCGGGAAGGACTTCGAAAGAAGTCTGGATCGAGGCACGGTAGAGCGCGACCTGTTTGCTGGCTTCGGCTGGCAGGCTGGTCTCCCGAGATTGTTTTCGGGTTTCCTCGCTCAAATTTTCGACCGCAACACTGGTGTTCTGCTGGATGTTCCCAACATAGAGGCGATTCGAGCCGTGCGTCAGCTAACGCTGATGTTTGGCAAGATCGATCTTCCATGCTCGAAAGAGAGAGTGCGTAAGGCACTCCAAGGGTATGTCCAGTGTGAGAAGGAAGTCGAAGTAGCTAACTCGCGACTTCTGGGAAACCCTGTTGATTCAGAGGATTTCCGGAGAGTGAGTAGGTTGCTGTTTGGTAGTGTGCTCAACGAAGTTCAGCAGAAGTTGCTGGATGGAGAGTATCTGCCGAAACACGGCCCAGGTGCCACCGCCGACTATCTGGTTGGGAACCAGAAGTACGGTTCGGATACCTGGCCGATTCGTCTAGAGCCGTATTTTCCTTTCCTGGAGAATGTGGTTTCAAGCTGGAACCTCATGAGTATGAGGGACCAGTTGGACGGTATCGATTTCCTCGAACCTGGCCGGGAATTGCCCGTTAGGGTGATCACCGTGCCTAAGACGCTAAAGACACCACGCATTATCGCTATTGAGCCGACTGCAATGCAGTACACGCAGCAGGCCATTATGCGTTTGATCGTGGATGCGATAAGTGGCCACCCAGCCATGAACCGTATTGTAGGATTCGATGACCAGGAGCCTAACCAGCTTCTTGCCAAAGAGGGTTCCTCTTCGGGGGAGCTAGCTACGCTAGATCTTAGCGAAGCATCCGATCGTGTCTCTATACAGCATGTAAAGGACCTGCTCTATCACCACCCGTATCTTTTCGGTGCGGTGATGGCGTGTCGGTCCTCCAAGGCTGTGATTCCGGAGCTCAAGAATAAAACCTTGCAGCTCAGGAAGTTCGCGTCTATGGGTTCAGCTCTCACCTTTCCGATTGAAGCGATGGTCTTTGCGACCTGTTGCTACATCGGGATCGAGCGAGAGCTCAGAAACCAGCTCGAACCTGGTCACTATAAGTGGCAAGGTGAGATGCACGGGGGAACCGTTCATAAGTTTTCCCGTGTGGTGCGCGTCTTTGGGGACGACATCATTATCCCTAAGGAATTTGTGCAATCAGTCGTCGTGACGCTGGAGACCTTCGGGTTCAAGGTGAACCACGCCAAGAGCTTCTGGACTGGAAAGTTCAGGGAGTCTTGTGGTCGGGAATATTACGCGGGTGAGGATGTTTCACTTGTCCGAGTTCGCAACGTGTTTCCGGAACGGCTGACAGACGTTGACGAAATCCAGTCGATGGTCTCTCTCAGGAACCAGCTTTACTTAGCCGGCTACTGGAGGACTGTTAACTGGTTGGATTCGAGGATAAGGAAGATTCTAAAATACTTCCCTACGGTCCTCGAATCCTCTCGTGTGTTGGGTCGGGTCTCCTTTCTTGGCTATGAAGCCGAGCGAGTTGAATCTGATAACCTGCAGCGCCCTTTGGTTAAGGGCTATGTGGTGAAAGCGAAAATTCCGGCCAACAAGGTCCGGGAAGATCGCGCCCTCACCAAGTGCCTACTCATGCTCGAGTCGCGAGACAAGAGCAGCAGCTCCTCAACAGGAGTCGATGAGAAACACTTGGAACGCTCTGGGCGTCCCTCTCACGCTGACATAAAGCTGAGGTGGTGTTCACCCTTCTAAAGGGTGGACGGGACCGCAAGGTCCTGCGGGAGATGACTAGACGGCTG